TCTGGCGATGGGGAGTCAAGCCGCTATTGATTGGCTAGAAAGTAGATAAAAAAATAGGGACCTTAGGTCCCTATCTTTTATTTATTTTGTTTAGCTTGCTAGTACGAGAAGACAACACAGATAAGAAAATATATGGCAACAACCACATACACTACTTGCACAGCTTCCCAGATTTTTAGGAGTATTGCTTTAAGCATTGGTTTCAATCCTCGGCATCGAAGAAAACACTTCTCTCTTGTCTCCTTCAAAATAGAACATAGCGCCGGGTCCGTTGCCCTCGCTATCGGCGGAGAGTACAATCTCTGCACCATTATCTAAGACAAGTACAAGCGCTCGACATATCCAGCCATAAGTATCTACTTCTGAATCAGACTGATACCGAACGTCTACAATTTTGCGTCCAGTTAAAAGCGGACGCGCCGCAGGATTGTCTGTTAGTTTCTGCCAGTATTCTATAGCGTTCATGATTTCAGCCTTTCAATGATACCGCCAATGATGGCGGCTTGTTTTTCCATGTCCATACCAGGATGTTTACGCTCTACCGCGTCTCTGATTTTTTCCCATGCGTCCAGACGCGTTTTAAAGTTGGGCTTTAATAGAATCGGGTTCTCTTTCAGAATTGCATCAATCGTTTTCATGCTTCCACTCTTCAACTTGAGCCTCAATGTGTCGGGCTGTTTCCTCGAATCCAAACCACGCTAAAAGGTTTTGGTTTTGAGTGTCATTGGCTAACGGGTCTGACTCATCCCACTTATCCCCGAATAACTCGCCTACGCTCAAGCCAGTTGACTCAAGAGTTTCAGCCAATAGCGCGTAAATATCCCCCCGGTACTCATTATAGAAGGCAGTAGTGTCAACGTAGGTGATAAGGTGGCAGACCATCCCAGAGATACACCCGTATTCGAGTAAGTTGTTAACAGTGGACTCAACGCTGGATCCCTCCGCTAATTGTTCATTAATCCAGCCCCGAACGTGCTTTCCTAGTTGGCCTTCATTATCGATAGGCCGTATCTCACCATGATAATTGAACATAATATCTATCCCTTTCTTCAAATATCTATCGCCTGGATTATTTTTGCGTCCAGGCAGGTTTGTTATCGGTATCAATTACGTAGGCCTTGTGGCGGCATTTCATCCGGCGCGCGTTCAACTGCCTGCACATAGCGCGCGCATCTTCCCTGCTACTGAAAAGCATAGGCTTCCCATTGCTCTTAAGAATTGATTGGCGGCTTCCTAAGATGCCGCCCGATATGGTGCACATAATCTGAAAGCTCATTGCTTCTTCTCCCTCAGCTCATAGATAATCGCATCTCCCTCGCCCCAAGATTCATGCACAATGAACCCCGGGTGACAGGCCGCAATGGTGGACTCAATAAGACTCAGCTCCCACTTATAAAGCGGGCGGTCTTCCGAAAGCTTGTATTCAATTCTGATTTTCATAACTTCAACGCCTTTCTGAGGCTTGTTCTAGCCCCTTCGAGGTCAACAACTCCCCAAGACAGGACCGTGTCTTTTAAGCTATGCGCCATTGATTGCGATTGGCTACATGTGAGGTCGGGCATGCACTTGCTCACAAGCCATGCACAGACTGCAAAGTGTCCTTGTGAAATCTTGAGGACCTCCATAGGGGAGATGTTCTCCAATAGCTTTTGATTGCCTGTTTTCATTAGAGGACCTCCCACTTTACATCGTCAACGGCTCCCGACGTTTCACATCCGTCAATCATGGCAAAATTAATTTCATCCGTTACAGAGTCAGAAATAAAGTCATTCTTTGGAAGCACCAAAAAATTTACATCACCTTCACGGTCATAGTCGGGGACCAAATAGATAACGGTGCGAGTGTCCCCAATTACCAATTGGACGCTCTTCATGGGTGGATAGGTGGCGGTTACAAGCTTACCGTCTCTACTCATGACCAAGACTGTCTCTTTCTCACAATCGTACTTTGGGTAATACAATGCGACAATTTCAGAGCCGTCACATTCCTCGATATTGAACGCAACAACCAAATGCCCGTCCTCGTTTTCGTCAATTGCGGCAAGCCATGTGCCGTCTTTACGGCTTAGGTCGCCGCACAAGGGCTCGTGTGTGATTGTGTCGTCTAGGCTTTTAAACGCGTTGTCCCAAAAATCGTGCTCGTGTGCGTCAACCCATTGGTTGTTTTTTTCTACGAACTCAAATCCATCGGTAGTTTTAAAGTGCATCATTATGTGCTCCATTTGTTGTTGTTAGTTTATGGTAGCCGATGCACAACAAAAATACAATAACTTTGTTTTGTTTTTGTTAACAAGCTGAAATCGTTGGGGAATTTATTTAATACTGAGTTATTGCTTAAGGATAAAGCGATAAAAAACAGCTGTAAGTTGTTGGAATTGTTGAGGAAATTGAGTTGTTTCATTGTTTCTTTTATTTCTATAGGTAGAGAGAGAGGTAGGAGGAGGTAGAGAGGGGTAAGTTAGTAGTATACTATATATATAATAAAAGGATATATATACTATACATCCTAAATCCACCCTAACTACCTGATTTTATTAGGCTTTTTACCTCGACTTACCACTTTTTTCCCTCAATATAAGTGCTGAAATAAGTCAATTTTCTTCAATTATTTCAATAACTTAAAGTGATTTGAAAGAATGCATTTACCGCATAAGGTATTAAGAAGTAGGACCAATAGCAGCGCCTGGCAGTGGTGTTGTCTCAATATGCAACAAATCCCATAATGAGATGTTGTCGCATTGTGTGAATTCTCATTATAAAAAAATGTCGCAATTTGAGAATTCTCGTTCTGCGAATTCGCAATATGAGATTGTCTCATTCTGCAACAATGTCGCAACATGAGAATGTCGCAAAATGCAACACGCAGTATATCGCAAGGGGGTACCTATCGCGGGCAGTATCCGGGTACCTAAGGTTAAATACCACCCTCACAACTCCTCGGCGCCTCTAATTCCCATTTCTGCAATTAGAATTTTTATTCCCAAATTTTCAATTTTGGTTGACAATTCCCAAATAACCAATATCCTGTCCGTATGTCACGCGCACCAGGAAGACCCATAGAGGAGCTAGTTTCCAAGCAAAAGGTAGAGATGATTCGCCAAGCTTATCTCACCAATACCCTTCCGTCGCTTCAGCTGCTGGCCAACGCACTTGGCGTTTCTCGCTCTATGGTTGGCAAAATTATCCACAACAAAGCCCACTACTCTCATGGTTACGAGCATTCACTTAACCGGCTCAAAGAGCTGAAGATGAAATTCCTGGAGAAGCTTAGCGATGAGTGACTGGGCAAATGACCTACTTGATGAAGAGGTTGCTGTTGAGGAGCCAGAGCACGAGGTGGTTGAAACTGCGTCTCTTGCCGAGGTGCGTCATAAGCTCATGGCGCTTTTGGCTATGGGGCTAGAAGGTGCAATCTTTACCGCCGAAGCCCGGGATATGGAGCCCAATGACATCAAGGTGGTTGGAGACTTGGTCAGGGCGCTGAAGACGATTGATGATATGCAAAAAGATGATGCACTGAGTCAATTGTCTGATGAGGAGCTAGAGAAGCTGGCGCGGGAGACTTTGGGCAAGTGATAGATATTAGGCAGGCGGGCGAGGCGGACACAAACTTTATACTCTCATCGTGGACAAGGGCCTATGCTGGGCTAAACCGAGAGCAGCCAAAATGGGCCGTGTTTCGGTTGCAGACCCAAATCATAAAAGGCGCGATGGAGATGGGCAATGTTTGGGTTGCCACGCCAGAAGGCGATGATGATACGATTGCCGGGTGGATTTGCCACGTTGGGCCAGTTGCTCAGTTTATGTACGTGAAAAAGCCCTTTCGGGGATTTGGGGTCGGCAAGAAGCTAGTTGAGAAAGCTGGTTTGCGTGAGCCTGTAATGGCTGCTTATATGGCCCCGTGGATGACAGATAGAATAATCTATAGCCCTCAGCTGCAACATGCTGATGTTTTAAAAGCGTTTATGGAGGACACCTAAATGAAGGTTTTAGCGATACAATTAAGCAATGAGTCAAAACCGCTTCTCAACAACAGTTATATAGACGTTGAGAATTCAAACTATGCTGATTATGCTTTGAAACTAGAGAAGGACTTTTTGATTGTTGAGCACAAGTCAAAAGGAACTTATGCGATTCCTTTGACGGCTATTAGCTGGATGAGAGTCGAAAAAGCTGCGCGAGGGCGGCCCAAGAAAGTAGCATGAAGTACGAACGCCACGACATAATCCGCGAGCTGGTCAAAAGAAAAGCGGACACCTCTGCCCTGGTGGAAGAAGAGGTCAGTGGCGAGCGAGTCTACAAGTGGCGAGATGATTTATTTAATTATCAGTTGGACTTTATCGACGATCCATGTAAAACCAAGACCGCGCTGTGTTCCAGACGTGCGGGCAAGACATACGCCTCGTGCTACTACTTGCTGGAGGCAGCGCACCAATCGCCCCATACCATCTGCGCATACATTGCTCTTACTCGCCGGTCGGCCAAGCGGTTGATGTGGCGAGAGCTAAAGCTGGCCGATAAGAAATACATGCTGGGCATTAAGTTTAATTCCTCGGAGCTTATTGCAATTCTTCCCAACGGTTCTCAAATCATCATGTCCGGAGCGGATGATGAGGCCGAGATTGATAAGCTCCGGGGCTCTGCGTACCAGCTGGTTGTCATTGATGAGGCCGCATCCTTTGGTCCTCACTTAACTTCTCTTATTGAGGAAGTTTTAGAGCCTGCCCTAATCGATTACGATGGCACATTGGCAATGATTGGGACTCCGGCAAGTCATTGCTCGGGGATTTTCTTTGAGGCCACAACTGGACTCAGGGATGAATACTCAAACCATTCTTGGACTATTCTAGAAAACCCGCATGTTCCTCATGCAGCCAAGTGGCTTGCAGACAGAAGGGAAAAGCGCGGCTGGTCAGAGACAAGCCCGGTTTATATGCGCGAGTGGCGAGGTCAGTGGGTCAAGTCTGATGATAGTTTGATTTACAAATACGGTGAGAAAAACCTGTGCGATTCCCTAAGTGATGAATATGATTGGGAATTTGTGCTTGGCGTGGATTTAGGCTACGAAGATGCCACAGCTTTTGTGGTGGGTGCGTTCTCTCGGGACCTGCCAGATTTATACATTGTAGATTCCTTTAAAAGAAGTCACATGCTTCCGACAGAGATTGCCGAAGAGATTCGCTCTTTTCAGGAAGCCTACAATTTTATTGCAATGGTGGCCGATACAGGCGGGTTGGGCAAATCAATTGTTAAAGAGTTCCGTGCAAGGCACGGGCTGCCGCTAAAAGCCGCCGAGAAGAAAAACAAAGCCACATACATTGAGATGATGAACGATGACCTTGCCACGGGCAAGCTAAAGGTTGTCGACAGAGAAATCCTGAAAGAGTGGGATATCTTGCAATGGGATGATTCGGGGCGCCGCGAGGATAGCCGCTTTGACAACCACTTAAGCGATGCTGCTCTTTATATGTGGCGCGAAAGTCGGCACTATACTTTTCAAGAAGAAATCGACACTGTCCCAGAGGGCTGGAGCAGAGAAGAGCGACGTATGTGGGACTCCGCAAGAGCAAGAAACGAGTCTGTTGATGGCCCATGGTGGCAGGACAGATGGACGCTAAACTAAAGGTGAAAAACAATGAAGGTTGTAAATTACTGGTGGAACGAAGAATCAGACCCTCATGAGGAGCTGTTTTCGGCTGTGTCGGGAATACTAAGCGCTCAGAGAGGGCGCTCTCAAGATTATGTGGCCCACATGTCTCTTTATGGCAACGCGCACTACACAGATATGGCGTCGTTTGGAGAAATGGGCAGCGTAGTAAACACAAACCACCGGGTTACGCTCAATATTATTCAGAGCATGTGTGACACTGTAACAGCCAAGGTTGCCAAGGCTAGGCCAAGAGCCACGTATTTGACGCATGGCGGCAATTGGTCCATGCAAAAGAAGGCCAAACTTCTGGAGCGGTTTACGGATGGCCAGTTTTACTCAACAGATATTTACTCAATTGCTCCGCAGGTTTTTATGGATGCATGCGTTTTTGGTACTGGGTGTATGTACATCTATGAGGGTGACGGCAAGATTGAGGTAGAGCGTGTGTTCCCTGGAGAAATATTGGTTGATGACCACGAGTCCAGGTATGCCAAGCCGCGTCAAATCTTCCGACGAAAAGTTATGGCCAAGGATGTTTTGGTTGGGATGTTTCCAGAGGCAGAGGACAAGATTAACGCAGCGGTAAGGTACGGAGAAAGCCACGCAGAGTATAAGGCATCTGAGCAAGTCGAATGCATCGAAGCTTGGCATTTGCCCTGCCATGAGGGGGCAAACGATGGTAGGCGAGTTATTGCGATTGAAAACTGCACACTGCTTGATGAGCCATGGGAAAGAGACGAGTTCCCATTTGTATTCATTCGGTGGTCAAGTCGATTAATGGGCTTTTGGGGACAGGGGCTTGCAGAGCAGCTCACGGGATTACAATTAGAAATTAACAATTTGCTATCCATGATCCAGGAGCAGATGCACCTCGCCACCCCAAAGGTCTTCGTTGAAAATGGCTCTGAGATTGTGCCCGGTCACCTCAACAACGAGATTTGGGGCATTGTCAAATACAATGGCACGCCTCCACAAATGGTGGCGCCGAGAACAACTTCTCCAGAAGTTTTTGCTCATTTAGATAGACTGTATTCTCGTGCATACGAGATTGCGGGCATCTCTCAGCTTGCTGCTCAGTCCAAAAAGCCATCTGGTCTAGATTCTGGTGTTGCATTGCGTGAATTTCAAGACATTGAGACCGAGCGCTTTATGATTGTGGCGCAGAACTATGAAAAGCTGTTTTTGGATGCGGCAGAACAAATGATTGAGCTTGCCAGAGATATTTCCAAAAAAGGAAAAGCTTACGAGGTCCTTAGTCACGGCGACAAAGAGATACAGGCCATAAAATGGTCCGATATCGACCTAAAAAAGGACCAATATGTGATGAAGGTTTACCCAACCTCACTTTTACCTACAACGCCAGCGGCGAAGTTGCAGAAAGTGATCGAGATGGTGCAGGCTGGGATGATTGACAACCAGGAAGCTCGTGGCCTCCTGGATTATCCGGATTTAGAGGCAGTAAACCAATTGGCAACGGCATCTTCAGAAGGAATCAAGCTTATGATTGAGGAGATGGTGGAGCACGGTCGATATCATCCACCGGAGCCGTTTATGAACCTCTCAATGGCTATTGCTATGATTCAAAGTGCTTACCTGAGAGCGAAAATCAACAATGCACCTGAAGAGAATTTGGACCTTCTGCGAAGATTTATGCAGGAAGCTATCGATATGCTTTCGACAATGGCACAAGGGGCAACTGCCCCGGCGCCAGCAATGGCAGGACCCGGAATGGGTGCGCCACCAGCAAACATGGGACCGGATGAGATTGCAGCCGAGCAAATGGCTGCTCCTATCCAATAACAAACTAAAGGGGTTAAGCGAATATGACAGAAGAAGCGGTACAAGCAGAAGAGGCTCCGGCACAAGAGGTTGTGGAGCAGGCAGTAGAAGAATCAGCAACAGAAGAGCAGCCAGAAGAGCAGGCCCAGGCAGAAGAGCGACCAGACTTTTCTCGGCAGTTCGCTGCAATTGCAAAAAAAGAACGCGCACTGCGTCAAAGAGAATCTTCTGTTAAACAGATGGAGGCCAGGATTGCAGAGCTTGAAAGCTCTCAGGGTCAATTTGGAGAAATCCAGCGACTGGCAAAAGAAAACCCTGCTGCCCTGCTTTCGCAGCTTGGGATCAGCTACGATGAATTGACGCAGCAAGTCATCAACGAAGGCAATCCAACAGAGGAGCAACAGCTTCGTTTGCAGAATGAAAAGCTTCAGGAGCGTCTTGAGAAAATTGAGAGCGCGTATGAGGCACAGCAAAAAGATGCCGAGACAAAGCGGCTTGACAGGGCCAGAGCAACACTTGTTGACAACATAAAGAACTTTGTCGATAATGACGAACAGTATGCTTTAGTTAAGCATCGGGGGGCGTATGATTTGGTCGCAGAGGTAATGCAGCAGCATTACATCAAGACTAAAGAAATCATGCAGTATTCCGACGCCGCTAAAATAGTTGAGGACCATTACGAACAAGAGGCCGAACACTATTTTGGGGTACAAAAGCTACAGGACAGGTGGAAGTCTAAGTTGTCTGACACCAAAGAAGAAGCGCCTCAAGAAGAAGCGGCTCCAGCGAACAACGGCGGGCCAAAAACTTTAAGTAACAAAAACTCGGCCCAAACGACCGAGCGCAGTACGGGTTTGCTTTCACAAGCAGAGTCTTTAAAGCGCATGGCACAAATCCTTCAAGGCGGATGATGGGCTGTAACTATACGAGGCGAAGACAATGGCTATTGGTGTATTTTCAACAACAGACGCAGGCACAGGAAACAGCGGCGAAACGCTGGTTACCCAGGCACTAAAAGAACACTACAAACCCGAACGCATCAAAGAGATGGTTTACAAAAACAACCCTCTCATGGCGCTCATGCCGAAGTATGAAAGCTTTGGCGGCGAGAACATGCCGATTCCAATTATTGTAAGCGGACCACAGCGACGGTCGGCTACATTTGCGGACGGCCAAGCAAACAACCAGTCCACATCGAGCCTTAAGCAGTTTTTGCTGACACGAGTTCGCGACTACTCTTTTGCAAGTATTACCCATGAGGCAATTCGTGCTTCCCAGGGCAACGCTGACGCATTTGTTCGTTACGCCACAATGGAGATTGACGGCGCCATTCACTCACTGAAACGCTCTATGGCTGTTTCAATGTACCGTGATGGCTCTGGCTCAATTGGCATTCAAAAGGCAGGCGTTGACCCGCAAGGCGCAAAGCTGGTTACGCTTGCAACCCCAGAGGACATCTCTAACTTTGAAGTTGGAATGAAGATTGTACTTGCTGAAACAGCAACAGGTGCTCTTCTTTCAAACGTTGGAACCAAGGAAATTGACTCAGTTGACCGTTCTGCTGGAACCTTTACTGTAAAAGTAAACTTTCACAACGACGCCGACGCTGGCGACCACATTTTCCAGCTTGGTGATGCCCATGCAGGCGCGTCATTTAAGAAGATGCGTGGTCTTGATGCATGGCTTCCGTCTTCTGCGCCGACAGCTGGAGATTCGTTCTTTAGCGTTGACCGCTCTACGGATGCTACTCGTTTGTCCGGAAGCCGATTCGATGGCTCTTCTCTTCCAATTGAAGAGGCATTGATTGAAGGTCTGAGTCTTGCAGCTCGTAATGGCGGAACGCCTAGTCATGTATTCATGCACTTCAAGAATTACTCACAGCTTGAAAAAGCACTGGGCTCTAAAGTTCAGTACAACAAGGTAAGCTCTTCCGATGCTGAAGTAGGATTTACTTCTTTGGCTATTCACGGACCAGCCGGAACAGTTGATGTTATTCCAGACGTTAACTGCCCAGCAGATGTTGCTTACGGTCTTCAACTTGATACTTGGAGCCTTAACTCTTTGGGTTCTGCTCCACAGATTCTTGACCTTGATGGCAGCAATATGCTTCGCGAAAGCACAGCAGATGCCTACGAAGTACGTTGCGGTTTCTACGGCAACATGGCTTGTACGGCTCCGGGCTGGAACGTCCGTATTGCACTATAATTCAGACTCACTGAAAGGAGATTGAGTTATGGCGAGTAGAGATTTTAAAAATTTTCAAGCTGCTGAGCGTGCGGTCAAGCGTCTTTACATGAAGGCGACTATTGGCGCTTCAGGGGCACCTACTTTGGTGACTGACGACAGCCTTGGCGTAAAGTCTATTGCAAGAAATGGCAGTGCAGGTGATTACACGATTACCTTAGGCACTCCTTCTGGCGACACTGACAAGTACAATAAGCTTCTTTGGTCTGATGGTAAACTTCTTGACCCTGATGCTGAAGACATCAGGGTTCAGATTGATACTGACACTATCTCTAGTGCAGGGACTATGAAAATCCTGACTGTTACTGGAGGCAGTGCGGCGGACCCATCTGACGGGGCAACCCTTTTGATGGTATTTGACGTTAAGAACAGTAGCGTTAAGTAAGGAGGCCAGTGATGGCAGCAAGTAGGCCAGCATTGGCTCTGGCAATCCTCGAAAAAGCAAACAAGGTTAAGTCCGAGGGCGAAGAAGAGGACCCAGGCATGGCAAAGCGAGAGGCAGGTAATGCTTTTTTAAAGGCCATGGAAAGTGGTGATGGAGAAATGATTGCTCAGGCAATTCATGACATCTATCAAATCACAGCAGATTAAAAATTGAGACGGGGGCTTTGCCCCCTCTCTTTTTAAAGGGGGGCGTCATGCCAAATAACACAACAACGCTCCAAAACCTTATCGACCGAGTTCGTCAAAGAGCGGATATGGAGGGGTCTACGTTTGTTACTGATGCTGAAGTGATAGGTTATATTAACGTCGCAATGGCTGAAATGCATGATATTTTGGTCACCAGATACGAGGATTACTATGTTGAAAGTAAACAATACACGCTCCCCGCGGACAACCCCGGC